TGATGAAGTAGAAATACGAAAGGTGATTGACTTCACCGTAAATGAATGCATGGCTTACGCCTTCTCAGAGCCTCATGAGTGCCGTGTAGCGCTTAAAGGTAGGGGGAACTACCGGAAAGACCTTTACACCCCCTACAAGGCCTCCAGACCCGCCTTAACGGACGAAGTAAAGAAGTCCCTTAACTATGGTCACAACTATATGAAAGAAAAGTGGGGTGGTGTAGAAGCTGACGGGATGGAAGCAGATGATCTAGTATGTATATGGGCTTATGAAGCTCGTGAAATGGAACTAGACTTCCTAATTTGTGGTATTGATAAAGATCTTAAACAGATACCTGGTCATCACTATAACTACACTAAGAAAACCCATGAGTTTGTAGATGATGACAAAGCAAATATGAACTTGATGCTGCAATGTTTGACTGGTGATACTAGTGATAATATCCCAGGTATTAAAGGCATCGGTCCAAAGAAAGCTGAAAAGATCCTAGCAGGAGTACCAATGGGTCAACGCTGGGAAAAGGTTGTCGCTGCATGGAAAGAACATAATGCAGGTGATCCTTGGCTTAGTCGTAAACTACTTACTATGCTGACCACATGGGATGAACTAGAGGAGATACAAAAGAATGGAGGAGATGAGTCATTACTTCTCAATAAAACCTCTGAGTGCGAACAAGATGTGGAACCGAAGGGGGAAGACAACGTTCAAGTCAGCGGATTATCTGGAGTATCAGAACAACATTCGGGATGAACTAATAGGAACTGACTGGCCCTTTGGGGTTGGTCAGGTTACCTTTGATATAACAGCAGGTCTCTCAAATAGAGGAGCAGATCTGGATAATGTAATTAAACCAATATTAGACACATACCAAGGAGTGTATGAAGAATTCAATGACAATAAAGTTTACAACATCAAACTTGAAAAGCGAATCGTTAAACGAGGAGGAGAATTCCTTGACATCAGAGTACGAGAGTATGAAAGTGATCAAGCAGAAGAGACTCAACAAGAAACGAGAAGCGAGTTACAAGAGGAAACTAAATCGTCAAGCTAAAGAAGAAAGATGGAACTAAATGGATGATGAAAGAAGATATGTAAAAGGACCATGCCCATTCCCTGGGTGTGGTAGTTCAGATGCGTTTGTATCGTACAGCGATGGAGTAGGTCACTGCTTCAGCTGTGGTAAATCAAAGAAAGTGAAAGTTGAAATGGATGCCTATACACCTACCTCCTTTGTGGAGCTTACTAAATTCTCCGATATACCTTCTTATCGTAGCTATTCTATTACTTCTCGTGGTATCACTAAAGAAGTAGTTGATCACTTTGGTGTGAAGATGAGCGTGAGTGAAACTGGAATGCCAGAATCTCATTATTATCCGTACACAAAAGACGGTAAATTGGTTGCTTACAAAGAACGAAAACTACCTAAAAGTTTCCACATTCATGGTGACTTTAAAAATGTAGACCTGTTTGGTCAATCTTCCCCAGGGATTGGTAGAAAGAAAATCATTATCACTGAAGGAGAACTAGATACACTAGCAGTGGCTCAGTCTATGATAGATAACTCTGGAAAGATCTGGGGTTCTGTTGTGTCAATACCATCAGCAACTGGTCTAAAAACATTACTAGAGCAAAGGGAGTGGGTAAACCAGTTCCAAGAAATTGTTCTGTGTTTTGACCAAGATGATGCTGGTCAGGCTGCACTTGAAAAAGCTGTAAAGATGTTTGATGCTGGTAAAGTAAAGATTGTAAAGTTACCAGAAAAAGATGCCAGTGACACACTAATGAAACATGGACCTAAGATCTTAGACAATTGTATATGGAGAGCGCACACTTGGTCTCCTGCAGGTATTGTAACTGGTGAGGCTGTGTGGGATCAATTCAAAGAACGTCAAGATGTAGAGTCTGTGCCGTATCCAGATTGTCTTTCAGGTCTTAATGAAAAACTAAAAGGAATACGATATGGTGAGATTACTTTGTTTACCTCTGGCACTGGTAGTGGTAAGTCTACTGTCATTAAAGAGATTGTTCTTGACCTTCTTGCTAAGACAAGTGATAAGGTTGGACTCATTAGTCTGGAAGAAAGTGTTGGAGATACAGCCGAAAAGTTTATCTCCATGCAGCTTAGGCGTAACATCATGGATACTCCATCGACTGATGAGGATGAACTCCGTAGAGGATATGAAGCTGTGTTTGGTGACGAGCGACTGGTTCTCTTGGATCATCAAGGCTCCGTTGGGGACTCATCTCTTATCGAAAAGATTGAGTACATGGCCCTTATGGGTTGCAAGTACCTCGTTCTTGATCACATTACTATCGCGGTATCGGAAGGGTCTGAGGGACTATCTGGTAACGAAGCGATTGATAAAGTAATGTCTGACTTACTTAAAGTTGTAAAGAAACATAATGTGTGGTTGGGTCTTATCAGCCACCTACGTAAAGCCCAAGGGGGTAAGAGTTTTGAAGAAGGGAACATCGCATCTATCGATGATATCAAAGGCAGTGGCTCGATCAAGCAGATCTCGTTCGACATCATTGCCTTTTCACGAAACCTTGTCGCAGAATCAGAGTCAGAACGAAACACAATCAAGTTCAAAGTGCTCAAGTCTAGATTTACAGGACTTACAGGACCTGCCGGAAGTGCTGCGTACAACAATAAGACAACAAGATTAGTAGCAGCAGGAGGTTTTGATGACTACTTTACAGTTTGAAATAACACTAATAGATAGTATGGGGAGTGACCTAGCAGTAGTAAATGCTGCTAGAGTCTCCTTTAATAAAAGATCTGAATACGAAACAATTGAAGTGGGTTATGATGAGGACAGTTCTCCTTGCGAACCCCACACTGTTAAGGGTTTAAATACTAAAGATAAAAAACTAATTAAATATTTAGCAGAGCATGGGCATTGGACACCCTTTAGTCAAGTACAATATCAAGTACGTATAAAGGCACCTATCTTTGTAGCAAGGCAATGGTTTAAACACATAGTAGGTATTACTCGTAATGAAGTATCACGAAGATATGTAGACACAACACCAGAGTTTTATGAACCAAAGTCATGGAGAGCAAAGCCCACTGACGGTGCTAAACAAGGATCTAGTGGTGATGCTGAGTCTCAATACTTCCCTAGTAAATACTTAAGAGAGATACACGAAAATGCTATCACATGCTACGAAAAGATGTTAGCTCAAGGTATTTGCCCTGAACAAGCACGTATGATTCTACCACAATCAATGATGACAGAGTGGGTAGAAACAGGATCACTGGCTGCTGCTGCTCGTATTTATAAACAACGAACAGACAGTCATGCCCAAGTAGAAATCCAAGAACTAGCCAATCAGTTTGGTGAGTGTATAGAAGGCATCGCCCCTATAAGTTGGGGGTGTTTAACATAACAGAAAGAGGATTGTATGAATCCATTCGATCAAATCTCAGAGTACCTAGTTGATAAGGTCTCAAGGGTTAATCCAAATAACCCTAAGGCAAACTCAGGTGGTGTACTTCTGAGATTGTATAAAGAATATAAAGAGGACATGCCACGACTAGTTAATGTGGCTTTCCAAACAATACAAATGAGATTCACCTACGATACCTCAGATAGTCCTGCAGGGACTGCCCAGTTGACAGCTGTATCTACAGCAATAGGTCAACGCATTGCACGTGTAATTCAAAGGGAACCCCCTGGGTTACCCTGGAATATGCATGTTAGACTAGGTGATCTCTTCATAGAAGCGTTCTATAACTGTGGTTACATTGATATCTACTATCCTAAAACAAGAGATACTAGCTATATTGTGTCGGCTACAGCAAAGTGGATTGACTTAGCAGATATCCCTGAGGCTATGCTAAGGATAGCACTAAACCATACGGTTCTATCAAGACCAGAAAAGATCTCCAAGATCATTCAAGCAGACGGAGAACCTGTGATAAAAGAGTGGACTGAAGAGGACAACGCACAGTTTACACCTATGTTAGAAACACCTTGGATTACTTCTGTAGATAAACTTCAACGTACAGGCTGGAGAATTAACCAACGTGTATACGATGCTCTAATAGCTAACAAGGATTCATTCATATCATCAACACCTGTAGAGGATAACGATGCTAAAGAGATGAAACGAAGAAGCAAGCTAGTAGAGTGGGGGTTTATTACGACTAAGGCTAAGCTGCTATACGATCAAGACGTATTCTATCAGTATATGCAAGCAGATTACAGAGGACGACTATACTACTCAGAGTCTTTCTTAAACTACCAAGGCTCTGATCTAGCCCGTGGGATGATGACCTTTGCTAGGGGTAAGCCTATGACAGAGGACGGACTCTTCTGGCTAGCGGTTCATACTGCAAACAGCTTTAACCAAAGCTACAACATTGATGAAATCCCAGAGTGGTGTGAAGCTGACTATGTGAAATACCTAAAGGATGAAAACCTAGAGTCTATCAGTGTTGATAAGTTTACTCTTGAAGACAGAGTGCGCTGGACTAATGATAACATGGAAGTTATTATTGAGATGGGTAGAAAGTCTATTGTGGCAAACATAGCTGAAAAAGCTGTGTCATTTCTTTCCTGTTGCTTAGAGTGGTTTGATTACCAACGAGCAGTTAAGGATAACAGAATCCACATAAGCCACCTTCCAGTGCCCGTAGACGGGTCTAACAATGGTTGGCAGCATCTAGGTGCTATTTCTAAAGACAGCCAGACAGGGAGGCTTGTGGGCCTGATTCCGGTAGATATACAGCATGACTTCTATGTGCAAACTGCTAAGCAGCTTTACCAGTTAACAACTGATGAAAGGCTCAAGGGTATACTAGATCAAATGCCAATGAAACATATCCGAAAGGGTATCTCTAAACGTGGCAGTATGACTAGAGCATACTCAGCTGGTGCAAAGAAGATCGCTGAGAATATGTTTTTTGATTGTAAGGCCGAAGACTTTCATGTGGAGTACGGGATTACTCAAGATGACTGTGACAAATTAGCTAAGCTGTTAATCAAAGCAATCAACATGGTCTGCCCTGGACCCCTCCACACTATGGCGTACCTACAAAAGCTAGCCCAGTATGAGATAGGTGAGTACGCAAAGTATGACAAGTATGGTAAACCCGCTGGTCCTGACTACAAACAACTAGTAAAAGATCAGAAGGCTTTGTACACTAAGAAAGATAAAAGTGATGAGGATATAGAACTTCTCAATGAACTTACAGTCACTCTTAGATCATACCAAAGCAAACTTGTACACGGTAATGGTAGGAGTGAACTTAAATGGGTAACCCCATCAGGGTTTAATGTAGTCTATCAAAACTTTACTACAGCTACGAGAAAGTGTAGAGGTACTATAAGTGGATACAAGTCTGAATCTAAAGGGCACAAGGGAGTAAACCATGTGGCAAGAGTACCTACGAAGACCCCCGATATTCGCGGATTTATGTGCGGGGTTAGCCCTAACTATATCCACAGCCAAGACGCAAGCCATATGGCCTTGGTTATTGAGGAATGGAATGGTGATTTCGGAGCAGTGCATGATTCCTTTAGTACTCATGCATGTGATGTCGAGTCACTATTAGCGAGGACTAAACAAAGCTTTATCGAAATGTATGATAAAGAAAATTACTACGACTTGATACAACAAAACATCATTACTGATGCTACTAACCTTGACGTAGAGCAACCAGAGCTAGGCGACCTAGACGTAACACAGATCTATGAGTCTGATTACTTCTTTGCCTAAGGAGAAACCAATGAGCGATAAGAAATCGTACAACTACTTGGCTCTACGTGGAGCACCAGTAGATGATATGGAGTATGTAGATACCTTTGGGCTAGACCCAGAGTCTGCATACTCAAATAAAATTAACGAAGACATGCTACAGTATAATTATAAACGAGCAGTAGAAGACGGTATGGAACCTGAACAAGCTGCACAAATAAAGAAAGATGCTGAGCGTGACATCAGAGAGCTACTGGCTAAGAACGGTATGCTTAAATAAAAAAGCCCCTACTAGTTTCCTTAATTGGATTCTAGTAGGGGTATTTTTTTTTTATTCTAGTGATCGTAATATTGAAACACACCAAAGTTACCGTCTGCGATCTGCTTTTCTATTTCAGATTTGAGAGCAGCCTTATCTCTGTTAGTCTCTGCAATCATCTTATTAAGTCTGTTTTGCATGTTTAACTCTTTGCTGAACGCCTGAACAAAAGCCCTTATGTGTCGCACAGTAGGTTGTGCGGGTGGGCTTTTAGGGTTATAACCAACAGCAATCATAGCGTCTTCAATTCGCTTTGTAGCTTCCTCTACCTCTGGGTGTTTTTCAATAAGTTTATTATCCTTATCAACCACGGGGAGATCAAGCACCTTAGAAAGTTTATTCATAAGGTTTGAGCTTGTTGATTTTCCATCTTCTTTTGTTTGTTCTAAAAGATACCCAGCCATGCTCCATTCGTTTGCTGTAAGAACATCATTAGGGTCTCGTCCACTGTATCTTTCAGCAAACTTAGATCTAAGATTGTTTAATGCATCAGAAGTCTTTTCAAGATATGACCACTGCATGTTTAAATCTAACCAGTTTTGATTGACCTCTTCAAGTACAACATCATATCCCATAGCATCAACCTTAAAGGCATCATAAATAGTATGAAGATATGGAGCACCACCAGAGGCTGCTTCAAGCCTAGACCAAGATTTCCCACTAGCTGTACGAATAACCGTAGCAGCATCTAGGGATTGAACAGGGGCTGGTACAGATCCACCATACGCCCTCTCTCCAGGAACACTTACATCATCCATAAGCCTTGGAGCAGCTGCAGTTAGTTCATCTCCAAAGCGTCCTACCTTTCTTTGGTTGTATTTACCATCAGACCAAACCTTGTAAGCATCTCCCTCAATGTATCCTGTAGTAGCAGATCCACCAAGATTAAGAGAAGTCCCTGTAGGGGATTCAATAGTAAACAACTCATTAGAAAGAGCATGAAGCATAGCTGCTCCCCGCATAACATTACGGGACTGCAAGGCCCTTTTGTCAAGAACCTGAACAAGGGATGGTACATACTTAGCATGAAGTATTTCAACCAAGGCATCTCTTCCATCTTTAGTATCAGATGTAAGAGCTTCAACAGCTAATGCTACCTCATTATAGTTAGATCCTTCTGCTGCTTTTTCTTGTTCCATAAGATCTAAGTATTCACGAATGTCACGTTTAAAAGAATTCAACTC